TTGAAGTTAGTGAAAGATGTTGCTGGAAATAATAGAGATTATGATAGAGGAAAGAGAACACTTATTAAGCCAGTTGATGATGCCGCGACAATAAATGTTAGTAATATAATGGATGAAGTATCTGTTAGTGATACTAATGGCGGTTAAAAATTGTTATAAATGCAAGGAAGATAAGACTACTGCTCACTATATAGCAGTCAACTCTCCATTGTTCTCTGGTTCATTACCTGTTTGCCGCGAATGTTTAGCTAAAATGATTGAGGCCGCACCAGAAGGAGAACAATGGAATGTAGTTGATAAAATTTGTCAATGGGCAGATGTTCCTTTTGTCCCAGAAGAATGGGCAAAACTTTACGCCGCGAATGGAAAGAATACATTAGGCGTTTATATTGCTATTTTTAGAGAACAACAGTATAAACATTTGGATTGGTATATGTACAATGAAGCTTACTTACAACTACAAGAAGAACAAAGAGTTGAGGATGCAATACCTTCACTAAAAGAAAATCAGCAAAATGATTTGAGAAAGAAATGGGGTAGTAATTATGATGAAGAAGACTTGATGTATCTTGAAAATTTACACAAAGGTATTCTTGATTCTCAAAATGTAGTTGGTGCACTCAATGAAGACCAAGCATTAAAACTTTGTAAGATTTCTTTAATTATCGAAGATAAAATTCGTGCTGGTGTTAGTTTTAAAGATGATTTAAAAGCATACGATGAACTTTCTAAACTTTCTAATCTTACTCCAAAAAATGTTAAAGAAGCTAATGAGTTTGATAGTTTCGGTGAAGTTTTTGCTTATTTAGAGAAGAAAGGCTGGAAAAATCTATATTACAATGGAGCTATCAAAGATGAAGTTGATAATACAGAAAAGAACATTAAAAACTGGTTGAGATATCTTTATGTTAATGAGAGCGGAGTTGCTGAAGAAATTGAAGAACGTATTCAAAATCTGAAGATTGCCGCCGAACTTGAAGATGAAGATTTCAACGAAGACGAATTTAGAAGATACATGAAAAAAGAAAATGCGGGAGATGACGATGATGACTTCCAAGTTGAATTATAAGGTGATATTATGAATATAATAGAACCTAATCAGTTACTTAAAACGACAATTAATCACGTTGTTAAAGAATCAAAGAAAAGATTCTTTAAAGACGGTGTAGAACTTGAAAAAGGAGCTATAATAACAAGTCGTAGAATTGATATGAACAAAGCATTATATCAAAAATTCTGTGAACACTGGAGTGTTTATCCAGATTGTTTTATTGACTTAATTACTCCAAGTGACTCAAAATTTGAACTTAAATTCTTTCAACGCTTATTCTTAAGAGCTTGTTTACGTTATGGACGAGTATTAACAATTGCTCCTCGTGCCGCCGGCAAAAGTTTTATCTGTATTCTTGCGTTATATCTTATTTGTATATTTAGACCAAAGAGCCATGTATTCCAATGCGCGAACACCTGGATGCGCCCTTCTTCCGTGAGGAGGATTGAACAACTTGTTTAAAAGCTGGAACGCCCTAAAGCCATTAATACCACAATATTTGAAATCCTAAANNAAATATGAAGGTTACGAAAGTAGAAATAAATTAATGGATGGTTCATGGTTAAATCCTAAAAACTATTAATGGGAAATCAGCACTAGGGAGGTAATAAAATGACAATTAATGAAATTAAAAGAAAAATTAATGATTTATACGGTAATGTTGAATATGAGATTATTGAATTTTCAACAATGCGAAATCCATTTAAGATAAAATGTTTAAAATGTGGAAATATTATTTCAATGAAATATATGAGCAATTTTTTTAAAAAAACTAGACGGAATTTTTGTCCTTATTGTGCAAATACCTTTAAGGGAGATAAAATAGGCAAAACTCTTTCTTTAGAGGAGGCTCAACAAAGGTTAGATGATGTTTATCCTAATGAATATAAAATTGTAGAAAATAGGTATAAAGGATGGTCTAAAAAAGGAATTATATTACATTCTTGTGGAAAATATTTTGAGTGCACGCCAAGAGATATTTTGTATCATAGCCACTGTCCTTGTAAAAAAATTATTTCAAAAGGAGAAGAAAAAGTTAAACAAATTCTTAGTAAATTTAATATTGATTACCAAGAACAAAAAAGACTAAAAGAAATTTCTAAAGCTCCGTTTGACTTTTATATTCCTAAATACAATTTGTTAATTGAGTTTCAAGGAAGGCAGCATTATGAACCTGTGGAAAAATTCGGAGGAGAAAAACAACTCCAGAAACAAAAAGAAATTGATAAAAGAAAACAAGAAATTGCTCTTAAAAATGGATATAAATTATTATATATATCTTATAAACAGATTTCAGAAATTGAAGAAATCTTAGTACAACGACTATCCCCTCGGGGAGTAGGTTCAAGTGAACCGAAAGAACAAGCTCTCTTTAAATAGAGATGATGATATAGTCTAATCTTGTAGGAAACTATAAGCCTTATGGGTTAAGTGTAACGAACTTAACTAAATATTATTGGCCAGGTAAGAGTCAGGGTGCAAAAATTGCCAACCGAAAAATTCATCAATTGTGGGATTTATTGCCACTACTAAAAAACGAGATTATTGGAGAGGGTAATTTTGGAACAGACTATGTTGAAGTAAATACGACATACGCTCTGGTAACAGGGTGATAAAATAAGATTCTTATAAAGCTGGAACGCCGTAAAGATATTCTTACCTTTGTATTTATCCTTCTAAATACAAGAGGTTACGAAAGTAGAAACAAAAGAATATATGGAATAAGGTTAAATCCTAAGTTCTAACAATTGGTAATCAGCATCAGTAATTTAAGGAGGAATAAAATGACAGAAAAACAATTTTTAGAAAAGATAAATAAAAAATTTCCTAATGAGGCATTTTCAATAGTTTATATGGGGAAAAATTCATCAGAAAATAGTATTATAAAATGTTTAAGCTGTAATAGAAAAATTACAATAAATACAGGAGAACTATTTCGTTCACGAAGAAAATATATCTGTGCAAAATGTTATTCTTTAAGAAAGGATACTGAGATTAATCGTGATAAAGTTTTAAAATTATTAAATGGAAAAGCTTATAATATAGAATTCTTTATGAAGAAGCAGAGTAAAAATGGTAACAGAGGAGATTGCGTTAGATTTGTTTGTTTAAAATGCGATTATGTTAATGAGCTATGGGTGTCAAATATTTTACGCAATAATCAATGCAATTGTCAGCGATGCTCTGGTCAACACAAAGATAAAGATGATATTATATATCTTCAAGAATTAAATACTTTATATCCTAATAAATTTACCATTTTAACTCCTTATAAGAATGTAAAAACAGATATTAAAGTAAGATGCAATGATTGTGGATTTATAAGAAATGTTAAACCAACAGCTTTAATAAAATCTGGTTTTTGTCCTAAATGCGGGAAAATTAAAAGTATAGGAGAAAACTTTATAAGTAAATGGTTGGATGAACATAATATTAATTATGAAGTTCAAAAATATTTTAAAAATTGGGATATTGGTCTCCATTATTTTGATTTTTACTTACCAGAGTTAAATTTAGTTATAGAATATCATGGACAGCAACATTACTTTTTTAATCCTTATTTTCATCGTACTATAGAAAATTTTAATTATTATCTTGAAAAAGATAAAATTAAAAAAGAGGCTTGTTTACGACATGGAATTAATTATATATCTATTAATTTTAAAAATTATTGTCATTTAGAAAAAATATTATCAATAATTACTGATTCAACGACTATCCCTTTTGGGAGTAGGGGCAAGTGCCTCGAAATAGAATCCTTCCGTAAGGAAGAAGATATAGTCTGGACTTAATAGAAATATTAAGAAATAGAAGTAACGATTCTATTGCAACACAATCGAAATTAACATTTAAAAATGGTTCTGCTCTTGATATTATGAGTCCATTAAACTCAACTCGTGGTAACAGAGCAACTTGTGGAATTTTAGATGAGTTCCGTTAAAAAATTTCTAAAATTCTGAAAAAAGTTGAGTTTATTTTATAGAAAATCACTTTATATATGAGGTGATTTGTATGATAGGATATATCTATCAAATAATAAATAATGAAAATCAAAAAGTTTATGTTGGAAAAACTATTAATTTTCAAAATAGAAAAACTTCTCATATTAGAGATTTAGAAAATAATACTCATTGTAATAAAAGATTGCAAAAAGACTGGAATAAATATGGTTCAAATGCTTTTAGTTTTACTTACAAAAAATATAATATTGAAAATATTGAAGAATTAAATCAATTAGAAATTGATACTATAAAAGAAAAAGACTCTTATTTAAAAGGATATAACTTAACTCTTGGTGGAGACGGTGGAAATACTCGAGGAAAATTAAGTTTTGAAGATTATTGTTTAATATATATTGGCTGTCAATGGCAAGGATATACAGAAAAAATTGGAAATTATTTGAATATTGACTCTTCTACTGTATCTACAATTCTTAGAGGGAAATCTTATTTATGGTATAAAGAAGAAGCAGATCAAATGTTGCCAGAAGACCAATTATACTATAAAAATAAATTTAAAGAAATTTTTAATATAGACAATAACAAACAAGAAGAAATAAGAGTTTCTTATAAATTATCAGAAGATGAATATTTTTATTGTTTATGTATTTCTAAAATATATAGTAGAGGCATTGATTCTGCATTAGCAAAATATTTTGGAAAACACAAAAGTTTTTTAAAAAATGGTATTAAAAGTAAGACTGGTAAAGCAAAAAGAGCATATGATAGATTTTTAAATACTTCTTACAATGAGATTCTTAAAATAGGAGAAGAAAAATTTTATGAATGGGGAATACAGAAATATTCCAAAACAAAATTAAATATCCTTACTGAGTGATTATTGGCGGAACCAAAAAATGGGTTAAACTGCGGGGACTTCCTTAGAGCCAGTATGGCTACAACGTGACTGGAAACGGTGAGCGTGAATGCGGCGAACGTATAAGTGAGACCATAAAAATATACTGGATTGGATTACCGAGGATGCAAGCTCCTCAAACGCATCGAAACTT